ACAAATGAAATTATTCACATTAAGGAAAACTCTTTTTATTCAATTTATAGAGGAGTTTCTCGATTGAAACCTGCGCTGCGTACAATGGTTCTTATGAAGAATATGCGGGATTTTCAGGACAACTTCTTTAAAAATGGGGCGGTCCCAGGTCTCGTACTAAAGTCTCCTAATACCTTGTCGGAAAAAATTAAAGAGCGTATGATTCAATCTTGGACAGCTCGATACCGTCCTGACGCAGGGGGTCGCAGACCTCTTATACTAGACGGAGGAATTGAAGTAGACTCCATTTCAAATGTAAGCTTTAGAGAATTAGATTTTCAATCAGCAATTGAAGAAAATGAAAAAATTATTCTAAAAGCTTTGGGCATACCCCCAATTATGCTTGACTCAGGTAACAATGCAAACCTTCGCCCAAATATGCGAATGTATTATCTTGAGACTATTCTTCCAATCGTAAGAAAAATTAACTTTGCTCTTGAAAGACACTTTGGTTTTGACCTAACAGAGGATGTAACAGATATTCCTGCCCTCCAACCAGAACTTCGAGATCAAGCACAGTATTATTCGGCTCTTGTTAATACTGGTATTATTAGCCCCAATGAGGCTCGAGAAGCGATTAACTTTGAGCCAATTGAAGGATTTGATGACTTAAGAGTACCTGCAAATATTACGGGGAGCGCAACAAATCCTGACGAGGGCGGACGCCCTATAGAAGAAGGAGAAGATTAATGGCAGTTCGACAAAAGCAACTGGTGCTAAATACAGCATATAAGCATTTTAAAGAGTTTGAGCTACCTCTAGATATTGACTATAAGTCTTATGTTAATATTGTAGGTCCGAAAGACGCAGTTCACGCTATTTCGGTAAAAAGAAGTTTTAAGGCATGGAAATATCTTACTCATGCTCTTAAATTAAAGCACCCTGATTTGGGGAAGAAACCGGAGCCAGTACCTGCTCCGAAACCTGCTCCGAAAGCAAAAGAAGCTCCGGCTCCTGCGCCTTCGAGCAAGGCTGCTCCGGCAGAAAAAAAGAGTGAAGACTAATGGAAAAGATTTTTAATCTTACCTCCACTTTTAAAGCTCTCGATGAGGATGATGGAGGAGTTCATATCTGCGGCATGGCTAGTACTGCCGACTTCGATCGCGCTGGTGATACAATCTCAGCAGAAGCATGGACTAAGGGCGGTCTGAGCAATTTTGAAAAGAATCCTATTATTCTTTTTAATCATGACTATAATAAGCCAATCGGACGCGCAACAGGACTTAAAGTCACTGAAAACGGTCTCGAACTAAAGGCAAAAATTTCTAAATCTGCACCTGATCATGTGGCGCAGTTAGTAAAAGAAGGCATTCTTGGAGCTTTTTCTGTTGGTTTCCGAGTCAAGGATGCTGATTATATAACGGAAACTGACGGATTAAAGATTAAGGATGCTGAGTTGTTTGAAGTATCAGTAGTATCAGTACCATGCAATCAAGCAGCAACTTTTTCTCTGGCGAAATCATTTAATTCTATAGAAGAATATGATGAATTCAAGAAAACTTTCACCAATCGTGTAGATCTAGCCGGTCAGTCTCTGGCTAAGGATGAAAATTCATCGGTAGCTAGTGAAACACCGGACGAAGCGGAAAAATCCGCTAAAGAGGAGATCAATATGTCGGAAGTAAATACTCCCGAAATCGACTTGGAAGCTTTTGCGAAGAAGGTAGCGGAAGAGACTGCTGCTAAAATCGCAATGAAGCAAGCCGAGACGAAAGCTGTCGAAGAAAAGGCAGCACAAGATGCAGAAGTAAAGGCAGCTCAAGAAGCTGCTGAGAAAGCTGCTCAAGAAGAAGAAGTCAAGACTGCCGTAAGCGTAGGTGTTGAGTCGGGTGCTGAGCGCCTGATGGCTGACATTGAAGCTAAACTAGCAGAAAAAGATGCTAAGATTGACGAAGTAGTTATGTCATTCAAAGAGCAGCTTGCTGAGAAGAATGAAGAAATTACCAAGATGCGTGAGTCTAAGCGTGTATTCGCTGCTGACCGCTCAGAAGGTGACAACATTTCTAAGTGGGGCAAAGAGTTCATGTACGCTCACATGCTGGGTGTAATGACTGGTAAAGGTATGGAGACTTCTTATGGTCGTGACCTAATTGAGAAAGCTGGTGTAACTTATTCATCATCTGCTCCCAATATCGCTACTGAAGTCTCTGGTCAAATCGAAAAGGAAATCATGCGTGAGCTTCGTCTCGCACGTGCATTCCGTGAGATTCAGATCAACTCACAAGCACAAGTACTGCCAATTCAGCAAGACACCGGCCTGGCCACGTTCCAGACTGGAGCTGCTACAGCTGGTAACCTGCAAACTCGCGGGGGTGCTACACCTCAGCCAGCTCAGGTAGTTCTGAAGGCATATCGTTTGATCTCAACCACGTTGATGGATAACCACGTTGACGAGGAGATTCTTATCAACTTGATGCCTATGCTCGTAGAATCAGTTGCACGTTCACACGCTCGCGCTGTAGACGACGCTCTGTTGAACCACGATAGTTCTGGTTCTGACGACTTCGACGGTCTGATTAAGACCGCAGGCACTAACATCTTCGATACTTCTGTATCAGCTGCTGCTCTGGCTACTACTTCAGTAGACGCGGCTGACTTCCTGTCTGCTCGTAAGCTGATGGGTAAGTATGGCATGATGCCTGACGAGCTCGTATACGTTGTATCTCAAGCTCGTTACTACGATCTGATCGCTGATGCCGGCTTTGCCGATATCACCGACGTAGGTTCTGATGTTGCTACCAAGCTAACCGGTCAGGTAGGTGCAATTTATGGCACGCCCGTAATTGTATCTGACAACTTCCCAGCGGAAGCTGATAATGCTTGTGTTGGCCTTGCAGTCAACGTTCGTAACTTTGCTATTCCACGCCTTCGCGGTGTGAACGTAGAGCAAGACTACGAAGTAATGAACCAGCGTAACGTTATCGTTGCTACTCAGTCACTTGGCTTTAACCAGCTAGTTGCTGACACTTCAACAGACGTATCCGTAGTTCGATTGAACGCAGTAGCTTAATAGCTCTGTAAACTGGGGAGGTTCGCCTCCCCAAGTTTTTACTAATTAGCTTATGACAAATTTAGTTACACTTATAGAATATAAAGCCGCCGAAGGGATTAATGCGCCCAAAAATGACGAGCAGCTTAATTATATTATTCCATCTGTAAGTCAATTAGTAAAAACTTATTGTGCAAATAGTTTTGTAGATTATTACTCAACAAATAAAATAGATACTATTAATGTTGATTGGGACACTCATATTGTACAGCTTACAGAAAGCCCTGTAAATACAATTGTCTCTGTAGAAGAGCGGGAAACTTATGACTCTTCCTATACTACTTTAACTACAGGAAGTCACGAATATTATTTTGATAGTATTACAGATAGCATTATTCGTACAACAGGTGGAACAACATATAAGCACTGGGCTCGTGGCCCAGGTGCAGTACGAGTAACTTATACAGCAGGATATGCTAGTATTCCTACTGATTTACGTCTTGCTGTTATGGATTTGATTACCTACTATTTGAAGGATGAGCATAAAGAGCGACGGTCTATTGCTGGCGCTAGTATTCAGAATCAAGCAAGTTCAAGTCAGCGTAATAATGTGGCATTTCCTGACCATATTAAGCGCGTTCTTGATCTTTATAAAAACTTTTAATGAGTAAGGCAGTAGTTTCTAAAAGAATATCAAACCAACTACTGGAAAAACTATCGTCCGAGTTTAATAAAAAAACTAGACAAGCTGCTCAAAGAGGTCGCCCCCAGATTTTACAATTAGAAAATTTAGATTTTATTAATGAAACATTAGACTCTTTTATAGAGAGGGGTAAAGGCAGCAAATCAATAAAAAAAGTTACAGTTACTGACAAAGATGTAAAATGGGCTCAAGACCTCGCAAAATCTTATCAAGCTAGGTTTGTTCAAAAAAGAGGTTTTACAAAAGTAACAGATACTTATGAGTATGCACATATTTCTGAGGTTTTACCTAAAGTAGCTCGGGATATAAAAAATGGTACAAGTTTTATAATTATCAGCTTTTCTACTGCAGCTACTATTAAAAGAAAGATTATTGATCAAATTTTAAAAGATAAAAGCAAAGCTCTGAGAGCCAGAGTTAAAGCTAAAGTAGATAGAGGT